AGCAGTAAGTAGATTAGATGTCTCATGTTTTATAAGTTTTTATATTCAACTTTAGCATCGAAGCAAGGACAAGCTTTTATTCTCTCCCATGGATCAACAATGCCGTTTTTATTTGTGTCTGGTGAAAAGTCTCTATGTCCCTGAATAATAGCATTTGGGTACTTCTTTTTTAATGCTTTTAAAAGCAATAAAAGCGACTTTTTTTGCTCTTCAGTTCTGTTATCTACAGGCTTTCCTTTGGCGTCAATGCCACCGATGTATGCAACGTTTATAAGATTTGAATTAAATCCTTTTACACCATTGCTCACTTCATCTTCTGAAAGTGTATTAAAGACCTTTCCGTTCACGTCCACGATATGGTGATAGCCAGGCTTTGACCAGCCTTTTCTTTTAAACTCAAGTAAGAGTTCTTTAATGGTTGCGTGCTGACTGCTCGCAGTGCAGTGTACTGCTATGTATTTAATATTTCTCATTTTCTTGTTCTTCTTTCTTTATCTCTTTTTCAACAAACGTTTTGATGTCGCCATATTTCGAGTTAATGTAAGCCTTTATACCGAACACTGAACCAGCGTAAACGAGGCATTGTCCTACATACCACAAAACAGAATCTTTCAAGTCGTAATTGTTGAAGAAAAAGCATAAAAACACAAGGCAAACGCCACTAGCAAGCATACCTAGCGCACTACCATATTGTATCCATTCTTTCGTATTTTTTTGCATAATTTCCTCCTTTCTTTCTTTTTAGTAACTTGCATCAATTTCTATTCCTCCTGTAGTAATTCTCACCTTATCTACGTTCTGATTATCAAGTTCCAATTGCTCTCTGATTCGACTTCTCCAATAAAGGATGTCGTTATCCAAAAGCATATCTTCGATACCCACGCCTACTTCTGGACGCTCTTTCAATTCTCCTTGATGAAGCACCAGGATTAACGCTTGATTTTGCCTAAGCGTGTCGCCCAAATTTAAACCTGAAAGTATTTTGCCTTCAGCGTCAAACTTTGGCTGAACATCTATCTCGAAGTTATTTAGTTTTATAGCTCTCATCAATGTTTTATTTTTTCATCTTCATAGTCTTTTCTTTGCAGTTGTTTCGCTGAGGTTGTGGGTGGTGTTGTCGGTCCGTTTGGCGCAGTATGGGTGTGCGAATTAAACACTTGAACTAGCTCATTAAGCTTTGCTGTTAAGGCTTCAATATTAATTAGTCCTCCAAGTTTACCACCATTGATGGTGATGCTTTCCGCTACATCCACTGCAACTACTACAAGGTTTGTCATGTCGCCTGAAAGACTTGCAAGAATGACAGCTGAACCGATTGCAGGAGTGATTAGTATTTGCGTTTCTTCTGGCTTTTCTGAGGCACGAAGGCGAACGTCTGAAACAGTTAAACTGCCTATTTCAACAGTGCATGTAACACCGCTAACTTCTTTCACAATTCCTTGCAAAATTGTAACACGACTACCTCCTGATGATGCCTGTTTAATTAGCGTTGCGAGTTCTTTGTATTGGTCCATATCAACTTAATCTATATCCAAGTTCAACTTTGCGTTTTCCTCCGCCTTCTGAAAATTCAGTAGTAACTGAACGTACGAAATAAGTTCCATCCTTATAGGTGTAATCCCCATCATGAATACTTGCTGTATCACCAGGATTGCATTCAGGGATTAGCCATGTTGTAATACTACCGTCATATCCATCAAAGGTGCGTCTTTTCACTTCTGCTTCGCCACGTGCTTTCATACTCGCAGTGTCTGAGGCATGACACTTTACTTCGACTTTTTCGCCACCTGTAGAGCCTACTTCAATTTCTTTCACTTTGCCGTCAGGCATAATGGCTTTTACAACCACTTTCACCTTCTTATCTTCTGCTCGTTTAAAAGAAAGTTCTGCTTCTTCAATGTTCACGGCAAAATCGTAAAAACGCTCTTTGCCTACAACTTCGCCTGGTGGATGAATGTGCAATACACCATCTTTTAAATAGATGTCTGCACCGCATTCTTCTTGCACTTTTTTTAGAACATCATAGCCTGTAGCATCTCGAATGACGAATTTGTCATACACCCATGTATAGCTGCAATCTACTTTGTAGTTTTTGCCTATGCCTTTTACTACCTTTGAAAGCAAGTCACTAAGTGAAATCTTCTTGAGTTCTTCATTTGGCAAATCCTTTCTAAATTGGAACAAATCATCTTCGCAAAAGAGTTTAATGCTTCCACCATCTGTTGAAATTCTCTGCAAATAGCCTTTAAACTCTTCTTTTATTCCAACTTCTTTATAGCCTATACTAACGCTCACTTCATCTCCTCGTTTAATTTGCTCTTCTACCTCTAAAGCTTTATTTAGTCTAGCAGCAGGTAGAACAATCTCGCAAGTGTCTGCAAGTAACTCTACACTTTTATGGATGGTTATACTATCAACCATTCCAAGATAGAATTCACCTATTTTTACTTCGAAGTCTAAAGTGTACATAATACAGGTTATTTATTTCGTAATCCGTTATATTCCTCACGCCCTAAAAGCAGTTTGTAGTCATTATCTGAAACGGCTTTGATACTATAGTTTTGATTCTCCGTGCCACTGGTAAATGGCAACTCCCATTCTTCAATTACGATGTGATTTATTCCGAAAATCTCCAGTAGTGGAGAAAGACAAGAAACAGATGCTGCTTCGCAATGCTTTCGCATTTTTGAAACATCTTGCTCTGGGTATTTTCCATCAGTAGAAATCAAAACACCTTCGATTGTAATTTCGTAATCGTCTTGCGCCCATCTTTCTTTAATGCTACCACGAACACTACCTTTGTTCACATTGCGCTTTTTAATGATGTTTTTACCAGTAATACTGATCATAGGTTCGAAAGGAAGTAGCCATGACTTTGCACCTGGTTCTTCTATTCGAAGTTCAAGAGGCATTGCCATTGGAATGCCAAGTGCGTTGGTGCGCACCATGTCCTCGAGTTCTTCATCACTCAAAGCTTTAATGCTATCGTAGTCTTCACTGTCAACGTTCGCTATTCCAATCTCACGAAAAAGCCAGTAAGGGGGTACTTTGCCTCCGATGATTCGAAGTGCAAGATTTTCAAGTACAAAGCGATGAGCTTTGTTATCTACCTTTAATGGTAAGCCTTTATCTAAAATCTCTCTATACTCCATATTTAGCCTCTATCTGTTGATGTTGCGATTGCAAGTGAACGATTAATACATTGTACAACTACTCTTTCAAGTTCTGCTGTATCTGCCTTATCTGACATGTGAACATGGATGGTATCAAAGAATTTAGAAATGTTCATGGTGATAGCAGTTGAACGCTTTCCACCTGTTGCTATTTCTTCTGCTGATTTGCCATGCTTGCCTTTCTTGCCTTTTTTGCCTTTACCTTTTTTGCCTTCACCGAAAACTACTTCGTTACTTGTTGTTTTGGCTGAGCCTTTAGTTCCAGGCTCTGAAATCTCCGACTTGCTTTCTTGTTTCGCTTTGTCTTTTGCTCGCTCATTCTTTAGGTTCTTATTGAAATTAGCACCTATATTAGTTGCTGTATCATAAGTTGAAATGTAGGCTTTCTTAAAAGCGTTATAACCACTTATTTGTTTAATACCATCAGTGAATGAATCCGCTGCTCCTTTAAAATCGCCTTTAAATAACTTATAAAGTGACGTCGCAACGCTCCCTAAACCTTTCACCAAGTCCGTAATTCTATCAATTAAGAAGTCTTTTAAGATATTTCCGAACTGCTTTATGGTATCCCACATGGTAATTAAGAAGGCTCTAAACCCTGCAAATTTTACCCAGGCATATCCAATGGCTGCTACAAGTGCGACAACTGCAGTAATAACAAATCCTATAGGGTTCGCTGTCATGGCTGCGTTCAATGCCCATTGAACTGTAGTCCAAATAACAGTTGCTGCCTGGCAAAGTTTTGAAATAACCAAATAAGCTGCTAACGCTGCATTGTAGATTTTCCACATGGTGAAGATAGCGACTACAACGCCACCCAGGATTGCTAATTCTGTTTTGAACTTCATAACAAACTTGATGCATGCCCCAAGAGCTGAGAAGACCATTTGCAATCCATTTGCGATAGTTGGAATGATAGCTGTTATTTGATCAACTACTTCACCTATAGGGCTGTTTATACCTTTTGCAAGTTCCTCTGCACTGGTTACTACTGTATCTTGAAGAGTTGAAAGTTTACCTTCGAGTGTTTGGCTTTTAGCCTCCATCATGCCGTGAAACTTACCACCTTCGCCTGTAGCATGCGCAATTGCTTGTGCCACATTCTCTGCAGTGATTTGTCCTTTAGACATCATATCCTTAAGGTCCGAAACTGACTTGCCAGTCATCGTCGAAAGCTCCTGAATGGGGTTAAATCCTGCATTAATGAACTGCAATAAATCTTGACCCATTAGATAACCTGTAGATGAAACTTGACCCATCACAAGTGAAAGAGAAGCAAACTTATCTTTATTGCCACCTGAAATATCGCCTAACTGCTTCATCAGTGGCAAAACCTTCTCTGTTGAAACACCGAAGTTAAGCATCTGTTGCGCCCCCTCGACGAGTTCCATTTTGCCGAAAGGTGAATGGTTTGCAAAATCGCCTATTTCTTTGAGCATTGCACCTGCTTTACTTTCATCTCCAACAAGTGTTTTAAACGCTACAGCGGTGCTCTCGGCTTGTGCGCCTAAGCGTGAAACAGCACCAATACCAGCACCGATGAGCGTTGTAGGATTCATTAAAAAAGCCATTCCAGGAATGCTCATCAAGCCAGACTTAAAAGAACTAAAATTAAACGTCTTTGTAAGTGCAGTTTTCGCCTCCAAAGATTTTAATTTTATGTTATCAAGCTGTTTTTCGCAAAGACGAGCAGTCGCCAAAGTGTTACCTGGCGTTGCCGTTATCTTGATTAAAAATTTTAAAGCATTATCCATTACTTTCTAGCTTTCTTATTTCACTCAGATTTTTTATAGTTTGCGCCCAAACTTCGTCGGGCATTTCGTTTGGTTCAATTGAAAGGTAATAGCGCAGCACAGTGTCCCAAAAAAGAACGTCTACACCGTCTGAAGTATCTACCTCAGCATCTTCTAGAGCTTTTTTATTTCTGCTTCTTTCACCTCCAAGATGTCTTGCATCTTTTGAATTGCTGCCAAGAACAAAGAGTCATCTTCTTTGATTTCCTCATCACCTGCAACCCATAAAGCGTTCAGCATGACTTCGCTCATCTTGATTGGATCTTTCACCGCTGAAGCATAAGATAAATCCTTACGAGTTGGACGATGTAGGATGCAACTCTTATCTTCTACTGTAATCTCGAAAAGCTCACCGTGTTTAGCTTTCCACTCTTTAATTTGCTCTTTTGTAAACTTCATCTTTTACGCTTGTTTTTTGTTTAAAAAAATGAATGGAATAGCCTTTTCAAGGTTCTTGTCACCTTGCTTCCACTCTGTATTATCTTCTGTGAACTCTACACCAATAAGGATGTCGGTTGTCATTGCGTCGCCTTGCGAGGGGTCGCCATAAGCAACGACGATGTCTATCGATGTGTTCAAGATATCACCTTTAGCAGCTTCACGCAGTGCTAAATACTCACTTTGCACAAGGCTAATTTCGCCGCTGTAATCGTAATTACCACGCTGTATAGAGTGTGGCTTATTGCCCTTTGCATGGAGCAATTCCTTTTCACGCTTAGTGTTGTATTTAATACCTCTTAAGCCAGTAATGTTGCGTCCACCCATTACAACGGTGATGTCTGCCCATTCATACTCTCTTGAATTAAACATATCTTTTTAAGTTTTATAGCAAGGTAGAAATTAATCTACCTTGCATTATTTTACTTTTTACCTTTTGATTTGCCACTCTCTTCAACTAAGAAGCCTAGGTTCACGTCGATAAAACGTGAATAACCAAACGGTCTAACTTTGATAGTCACATTAATCTTACTTGTAGCAAGAACATTCTGCGAAGCATCAATGAAAGCCTTACAACCTTCTCCTGCTTCTGTTGCAGAGAGTTCACCTGCTGCAGTCATTGCACGATTGATAGCGTTTTCGATTTCTTGTTGCCAAGCCATCACTACACCTTGATGCAAAGTACCATCTTCATTCACAGTGAGCTCATCTAACATGAAGTTAAGAAGAGCGTTGTATGCAATTCGATAAGCCTTATCAATGGTTCTGCGTGCAGTCAAGTGCGAATAGTCGTCGGTTTGCTCACAAGCCATCTGATCATCGACAAAGTAGTATCCGCTTTTGCCTACATACTTACGAGGAGTGATGTAGCCTGCATCATACAAATCCGAAACAAGACCGAAAGATTCTTCTACGGTGTTTTCACCTAAGAACATCTCAAGAGGGAATAGCGAACCATCTTTCACACGTCCAACGTTACGTTGAACAGGGATAATTGCTAACTTTCCAGCTAGAGTTCCGATGGCAGCACCTTCTGAAGATTTAATGGTATCACCAATAAGAATTGCTACACGATTGTATTTCTCTTTGCGCAAAGATTTAGGCTTTGTGCCTTTGAAACCACGACCCTCAAGAACTACGAAAAGAGGTGCAAACAGGCTTTCAGTTGCCCACTCTGCAAGTTGCTGCGCCTTTGGTAAAGCTGTAAAAACATCTTCATCAAGACCTTGTGTTGTGGCTGTTGCTTCTCGTCCGTCACCTGCCACAAAAATGCCACGAAGTGCACCATTTTCAGAGGTGATCAACTCTCTAATTACACCGCTTTCTTTATCGCAAAGCTCAGTGAATGTTTTGGTTTTATCCACGCCAAATACAATCACCTTTGTACCTTCTGGAACTTCGTTGTAGAAGTCTTCAACATGCTTAAATAAGCGTGGGTTATTTTCAGCGGTAACACCTAACTTTTTCAAGTCACCTAGCGAATGAATGCTATATGAAGTGTCAAGTTTGAAAGTTTCTGCAACTGCTACAGCTGCGCAAACGAGGGCAAATAAGCCGTCGGGCGAATCCCCGACAATGCCTAATTGACCATTAAGGAGTTGAATTTTGATTCTAGGTAACATATTCGCTCCTCCTTTTATTTAGATGCTTCAGCTAACAGATAAACACCCTTCTTGTCGTATCTGCGGACAGAGCCACCTGTACGGAGCAAGAATGAATAGATGTCGCCATAGTAAAGTGGGTTGTTTTCTGAGTCAAACATCTTCACTTCACCAATAGCACGTGAAACTGAAAGCTTATGCCATGCAAGTGCTGCTGCCAATTCTCCTGCTTCGCCAGCTTCGTCCCAAGGAAGTAAGGTCTTATCATTCTTCACACGAAGAACCTTTGAACGCTTCATGATGTTGAAACCATAAAGATTACCAACAATACCTCGTTGAACGTCTGTCGAATTTGCGAAAGCCCACTTATCTGTATCTGCTAAATCAGCTAGCAAATCAGCGTACATGTATGCATCTAAGAGCAAATAACGATCGCCTTCTGGAATGTTATCTGCATCAAATTTTGTCATCAAGTTAATAACATCTTCTTTGCAGATGCGCTTGCGCTTTCCAATTGAAGTAGCAGAAGTGTGTGCATCTCTTTCTTTTGTTCCTGTTGTAAGGATTACCTGCTCTTTTGGAACTAACTTACCCCAACACTCAAGCAAGCTAACATGTGCTTCTTCTTGAAGTTGTGACTTGTCATTTTGCAAGACGCTGTTGCGCTTATCGTAAGACAACTCAACTGTGTCTATATTTGGAATATAGATAGGATCAGTTGTGAACTCGTCGATTACGTATTCCAAGTCGTGGTCTGTGCGTTGATTCACAGTTGCAGGTTTGGTTTGGCGATTCTTTTTCACACCTGAAGGAGCACCAGCATTAGGAATGTGCACCTTGTGATTTGAAACGTGAACTGAATCGTCTACTGATTTTTCAGCAAACGAGTTTGATGGATAGAAGTTTTCCACCAAAGACTGCTGCCAAATTTCTTTGTTTAATGCCATTGTAATTTTGTTTTAATTTAAACCAATAAATAAGTAAATAATAAGTAAATGTAGGTGAGATGTATTACAGAGGATTACTCCTTATAATCAATTCCAAACTTCTCTTTATACTTTGCCTTGAAAGTTTCAGGAGAAGCAGCACGAAGGGTTGCGAGCTCACCAGCTTGGTCGAGTTCGTCCCAACTCTTATTAGCGATATTTTCTGCACCCTTGTTCTCAGGAGCAAAGACAGAAGATGCCTTTACAAAAGGATTTGCTTTCATTGAATTAATCAATGCTTCTGTATTTTTTCTATCACTTTTCATGAGATTTGTAAAGCTTTCTTTTTGCTCGTTGGTAATTTTACCTTCTGCAATAGCTTTATCAATGAAAGAGGTAATTTCTTTCTGTTCCAACACAGCCAGCTTCTCTTTGTAAGTATTAACTGCATTCTCAAGTGCTTCAACTTTAGTTGCTGCATTCTCAAGCTCATTGATATGAGCTAAAATTGCGTTGTCGTCTGCCAAATTTGCAAATGATGCAACGCTCTTTAAGTGGTCTTTTAACGTCATTTCATTATCATTTAAAGGCTTCTCAAGCCTGTTATTAAAATAGTTGTATATTTCCTCGGTGGTCGATGCTTTCACATCTTCACCTTTCATGTCATAAATGCCATCGATTAACTTCATTTCTAAAGCTTCTTGTGCGCTAATCCAATGGTCTTTTTCATCGAAATATTTAGCGACAATTTCTTCTTTGTTTTGTCCTAAACGTCCTGCAATCATTGATGCAAGATCATTCTGTAAACTTTCAACTAGAGTTGCAGTTTCTCTGAGTTCTGATGCCTTACCGTACGCTCCAGCACTTACAGCGTGAAGCATGAGCTTTGCGTAAGGCGACATATAAAGAGGCTTTCCACACAAGGCTATAATACCTGCGATACTTGCTGCAACGCCATCTATATACATTGTTATATTGGCTTTGCTGTTTCTTAAAGCATTGAAAATCGCCATGCCTGAAAAGACATCGCCACCAGTGCTATTGATGCGCACATCAATCTTGTTGTACATCTTCTCCAAAGCGAGTAATTCTGATACAACTCTTTCAGAATCTACTTGCTGTTTTGCACCGACATTTCCATATAAAAGAATTGCGACTTCTCCATCGCCTGGGATGGTATTAAAAATGCTGCTATTTGTCATTTTTGTTTGTAAATTTTTTGCAAATATAAAGAGCACTTTTCGATAAAAAAAACGGCTTTTACATGGTTGCGTTACGTTTGTATATCATTGCAAATCAAATACATACAACAAATAAAGCGTTTTTATTTCAGTAAAAAATATATGAACTTTGCACTACACATTATTAAAAGACTTACAATGGGAAAGGACAACAGTTTAAATAAAAAAAGTATTGCCCAATCGCTATATCTTGATGGCAATTACACACAGGAAGAAATCGCTGAGAAAGTTGGAACGACAAGACAAACGATTGCGAGATGGGCAGAAAAAGGAAAATGGCAGGAAATAAAAGCGTCAAAGACCATTACACCAGAGCAAATCATTTCGCAATGGAGTTACCAAATTGTGGAAATCAATAACAACATTAGTTCACGTCCACCAGGTGAACGTTTTGCAACAACGCAAGAAGCGGATGCACTTGCAAAGATTGCAGGTGCTATCAAGAAACTAGAATCTGATATCGGTGTGCCCGACTGCGTATCTGTAGCGATGCGCTTTCTTTCGTGGTTAAGACCAATTGATATTGACAAAGCAAAAGAGTTCAATAACTTGTTTGACGCTTTCATTAAAGACCAGGCAAATAACAAAAAATAAATATGGTAAAATGGACTGATAAGCAAGCCCTTGCGATTTGGGAAAAATATAACAAAGGACTTGCAAAGAACATAGACATAGACGAATCTCTATCTCGCTATGATATTGATAAAATGCGTGAGAGGTTGGAGAAAGATCCTGTAGAGTGGATTAAATATTTCTTTCCAAGCTATGCAAAATACGAATTTGCACCCTTTCACATCAAAGCGATAAAACGCCTTATTGCTAATGATGAATGGTACGAGGTTCTTTCCTGGTCAAGAGAGCTAGCAAAATCAACTGTTGTGATGTTCGTATTAATGTACCTTACACTCACAAAGCGCAAGAAGTTCGTAGCACTTGCAAGTGCTACAATTGATGCAGCAGTGCGTTTGCTGACACCCTACAGAATTAACTTCGAAAGCAACCCTCGTATACAACAGTTTTACGGCAAACAACCAGTGCTAGGTCAATGGACAGACCGAGAGTTCACTTGTACTTGCGGTGCTAAGTTCATTGCTATTGGTGCAGGTTCTGCTCCTCGTGGTATGCGTAATGAAGCAATTCGTCCTGACGTCATTTACATGGATGACTACGACACAGACGAGGACTGCAGAAATCCTGTAACACTGAATAAAAAGTGGGACTGGGTGGAAAAGGCTTTGTATCCTACACGCTCTATTTCTGAGCCTACACTGGTTATTTGGTGTGGTAACATCATTGCTAAAGACTGCTGTATTACCAGAGCTGGCAAACTTGCAAATAGTTGGGATATTGTGAATATCCGTGATAAGAATGGCAAAAGCACATGGCTTGCGAAGAATACAGAAGAGCAGATAGATAGAACGTTATCAAAGATTAGCGCAAAAGCGCAACAGGGCGAGTATTTTAACAACCCTGTATCAGAAGGAAAGATTTTCAAGAATCTTACATATGGCAAAGTACCACCATTAAATAAGTTTCAATTCCTTATTGGATATGGCGACCCTGCCTATTCTGATTCAAAGAAGAAAGGAAGTTCTACCAAAGCCTTGTGGCTTATTGGAAAGTTAAAAGGCGTGTACTATGTTATAAAAGGATTTTTAGCACACGAAACGAATGCCAACTTTATAGGCTGGTATTTCGAAGTCGATAAGTACGTTGCAAAGAAGACCAACGTGTATTGGTATATCGAAAATAACAAATTACAAGACCCATTTTATCAACAGGTTTTTAAGCCACTACTTCGTGATGAATGTGCAAAACGAAAAACGCAGTTATTTATTCGTGAAGACACACGAAAAAAGACAGACAAAGCTACTCGTATAGAGGCAAACTTAGAGCCTTTAGATAGACTTGGTACTCTCGTTTTCAATGAAGAAGAAAAGGACAATCCACACATGCAAGAGCTTAGAAACCAATTTAAACTCTTCGAACTTTCACTGCCTTACCCAGCCGATGGATGCGACGCTGTAGAAGGCGGAGTTACGATGACAGATACAAAAACAAATGAACTTGAACCAGTTTATACAATTGGCTATAATGAATTGAACGAAAACAACCCTTATACATTCTAAGTTATGCAGAATTTTATATCACTTGAAGATTACGATGCTTCGATTCATCGTGAAATACTTGATAGCCTTTTAAGACAAGGCACCTCTGATTATGATCCACAAATAATAGAGATTTGTGAGGACAGAGCTATCTCTGAAATGAAAAGCTATCTTAATAAAAAATATGATTGCCAGGCTATCTTTTCACAGACAGGCGCAGAGAGACACCCTCTCATCTTGATGTTTGCGCTAGATATTGCTATCTACCATATTTTTTGCCAGCACAATCCTTACAAGATGTCTAAGATTAGAGAAGACAGGTACGAACGTGCAACGACCTGGCTTAAAGGTGTTATGAAAGGTGACATTACAGTTGAAGGAGCACCTTTGCTACCTTCTGATGCGCTTTCGGACAACTCGAATTGGCAGATAAAAAGCGAAGAAATTAGACCAGTATTTGATTAATCAGTTATGAAAAAGAATAAAAACAAAATTGTACAAGGTGGTTACGTATCACAACCAGGCTTAAGACAACCAGACGTTGTATTACAAATGCCTGAACTGTTTCATTTTAACCTTGAAACTTACATGAATTCAGTCAATGCAGCAAAGAGCATTGATTTTTCAAATCGTGTAAGACTATACGATATGTACGAAAGTGCAGCGTTCGACTTGCATCTTTCAGGTGTCATGGCAAAACGCTTACGTGGTGTCACACAGATACCCATTGAATTTCAGCGCAATGGAAAGCCAGACGACACCATT